ACCACGCCCGTTCGCTCCAGAGCACGTACAGGGGCTTCCGCGCCGCTTATATCAAGCTGCCAGCTGCTTAACTGCGTACTGATGGGCGCCGCGATAGCGGCGTCCTTCTTCCGCGCGAAGCGCGGAAAATTTTTAGCCCAAAATTACGATATTTGTAATTTTCTTCCCAAATACGTAGTATTCTTCCAAACCATCTTTTTTCTTCCTCAATATCTGGTATAATACGTCCCGAATTCTCCACAAGGGGGGCTGATGAGGGATGGCGAAGGATGAGTTCAAGATTCTGCAGAAAGTCCAGGATCTGATGATCTACTCCTATCCCATCCTCAATCAGTTTCCCAAAGCGGAGAAATTCAGCTTCGCGCAGGATATCCGGCACTGTCTGAATGAGCTTCTTGAACTGACGATCACTGAAGAGAAGCGGTACATCAAGAAGACTACCATTGAGAACATGGATATCTGCAACGAAAAGCTGAAGATCTACGTTCGCGTTGCCCATGATCTGAAGTACATCGACAAACACAGATTTGCTGTCTGGGAAACAAAGATCGTAGAGATAGGAAAGATGATCGGAGGCCTGCTGAAGTCCGTCAACGGCAAGCCAAAGGCATAGGGGCAAGGCCACATTCGCAGCGGTTCTTCAACCGCGGCGGGAACTACAACTCGACGAACTCGTACTCGTTCCCGTCCTTCAACGGCAACAACGCCCGTTCGAACCAGAACACGAACAGGGGCTTCCGCGCCGCTTCACCTGCGTCATCATCCGGTCATGATGCTGGAAGCTCAAGGGCTTCCTTCCCGAGCCGTGCAGGTAAAGGGGCCTTGTTCCTCGGTCAGGGATAGGCCAGAGGTATTCCTGGAAGAAAAATCGTAAGCAGGAAGCTGCGCGAAGGAGTCCTAACGGAACGCGCTGTTTACCCGGCGGTCAGGGAGGGGCTGAATGAAAAAGTACCAGCATGTGTTTGACAGGTTTATCCAGTTCGAAACACAGTATGACGGATATCTGCTTGCCAGACGTGAAAAACGCTACAAAGCAGAGGTGCTTGATTATTCAGCCCACCTTGAAGAGAATATTATTGATCAGATCAACCGTCTGGTCTGGAAAGATTACAGAATCGAAAAGGTTCACGAATTCCTGGAGTACTTTCCCAAGAAGCGAATCATCACGGCGTGGCCTTTCAAGAATCGTGTCGTAAACTGCGCGGCGTACAGAGTGCTCTGGCCGATCTACCGGCAGAGCATGTATGAACACAGTTACGGATCAATCCCGGGCATGGGCCAGGTAAAAGCCTGCGATCAGCTTCAGAAGTGGATGAGGAAAAGCCGAAGAACCGGAAAGAATCAGTGGTTGGCAAAGGCTGACGTTGCGAAGTTCTTTTTCCGGATTCCGCATGAGGTGCAACTGCGCGAGCTGGGAAAGCCGCTTGACGATCCTGATATGATGTGGTTCCTGGAAACCTGTATCAAAGGAGACGGCCGGCCTACGGGGTTGCCGCTGGATTGCGGGGATCCGACAGAAGCGGAACGCATTTTCGGAATCGGAATGCCGGTCGGAAGTCTTATCAGCCAGATGACGGCCAACGTGGTTATGACACCACTGGATCACTACATGAAGCGAGTGGTTCAGGTCCCGGAAATGATCCGGTACATGGATGACATGATCATGAAGGGCGAATCGAAACAGCAGATGTGGGACTGCCTGGGGCTGATGGATGATTTCCTGCAGAGTCAGCTGGGCCTTCAGCTGAACAACAAGACGGCCGTCATGAAGTATGACGAAGGTGTTGAGTTCGTCGGACGGATTGTAACACCAGACCGGATCGACCTGCGGAAATCCTCTTCCCTGCAGATGAAACGGCATTTGGATTATGTAAAGGAAGCCTACGCGAAAGGTGAAGTACCGCTTGAGTATGCGAAAGACGTAATCATAAGTTATCTGGGCCTGCTGAAGCATACAGACAGTAAAGCACTAAGGGAAAAGATATGTGAGGACTATGTCCTCATCAGGAACACGGCACCGGAACAATAACCGGTGCTTTTTTCATGATTAAAACTACATAACGAAAGGGTGAGGACGATGGCTCAACCAATTGAGGGGATCACACCAAACGCGTTGTGGACCACCGTCGGTGTGCTTGTTGCGGCTGCTGGAATTGCCGTAATCGTGACGAAGCTTGTTCAGTTTTACTGGGCTGCAAAGGATCGTAAAGAGCGCAGCCGACTCAGTGAAGGGACGGGAGTTACCGATGAAATCGCTGATAAGGTACTGGCAAAGTTGGCCCCCCGACTGGATAAAATCGAACAGAAACTGGCATCAGACAAAGAGCGGCTGGACTCTCACGAAACCCGGCTGAATGAGCAGGAACGAAGTCTGAAGAAAATCAGCAAGGACACCGAGCAGATCATGAATGTTCTGGACGGCATGTTGATGCACTTCATCTCCGGGAATGACACTGACCGGCTCAGGGCGGTGAAGACAGACCTGGATCGATACAAGAGCGGGAGGTGAAACCATGGGCCGTCCTGACCCGAAGGACCAGTTCTCCAAAAAGCTGGCCAAGTGGTCAGCATGGTTCTGGTTTATCTACATGCTGATTCTGGTGGTTGTGGTTCTGCTTGAACCGACTGCCGGCGACGCGGTGGTGTATCTCGCTATCTGCGGATCCGTTGTCATGGTGCTGAATATCGGCGCGTATACCCGGAATTCAATCTATGACAAGGCGATATCTGCAGGGCTTCCAGCCCTGGGGAAAATGCGCCTTACATGGAAGCGACAGGGAAACAGCCTGTATGACGATTATGACAGCTACGGAGGATATGGCAGCATGTATGACAGCTCGGAGGATGAACTGACAGAGCATCCGGAAGGAGAGAGTAACGGATGAGCACAACAAGAGCAAGGTTCGTTGATGCCTGCATGGACATCGTGAACGCGAAACCTGCCTATTCACTTGGAAACAGCAGCACGACAAAGTGTGACTGTATCGGCATGGTGAAATACGGCCTTCAGAAAAACGGCGTCACTCTGACCACCACGGGTACCAACTGGACTATCCGGAATCAGGTGACGAACATCCGGAAGATCACCGGCGTTTCCGTGCTGAAGGTTGGCGACGTGGTTTTCAAAGCCAAATCGCCCGGGGAATCCGGATATAATCTGCCTTCCAAGTATCAGAAAGGCGGTAGCGCGTACAACGGCGACCTGAACGACTACTGTCACATTGGCGTAGTGAAATCAGTGAGCCCGCTGCGGATCATTCATATGACCAGCCCCACTGCAAAAACTGATACAGCTATCGGAAAATGGAAGGTTGCTGCAGATCTGAAGTCGCAGTATATCAGCGACTCGACCCCTTCACCTTCTCCTACTCCTGATCCGGATCCGGAACCGACGCCGTACGCTGATACAGCTGTGGTGTACGCCCCGACCGGTAAATGGGTGAAAATGCGTCAGCAGCCAACCACGAAGTGCAGGATTTATGATGATGTGCCCATTGGTTCCACCGTGACGGTGGTTTCCCGTGGGTATGAATGGACCAGGATCAGTTACGGACGCCGGAAAGGCTGGTACATGATGACCAAGTTCCTTAAAACGTCCGGAGAAACGACAGTTGGATAAGGAGGATTTGACCATGTTTTCAGCTGAATGGTGGAAGGCCGCGCTTGTGCGTGCGGTCAGAACGTTCGCGGAATCCGCAGTAGCCTACATCGGCACCGGGGCCGTTGTCCTCGGAGATGTGAACTGGCTTGCCGCGCTGAGCGCCGGCGGGTTTGGTTTCGTCATGTCGATTCTGCTGGCGATGACCGGCCTGCCTGAAGTGAAGCTTCAGCAGGAGAAGAAAGCGGAAAAATAACCCCAGGATAAAAAAATGCCCTCCCGGAAACGGGAGGGTTCTTTTTTGTGCAATTCGATTCATGCGCGGATATGTGTCTGGTTCAATCAATTTGAACCTGGACTCGCGCCGTAGCGCATCGAATGAATAAATACCCGTCTGAAGCCTACAGCGCGAAATAGGCCCCTTTTTGTGCGAAATACGGGCATATGCCATAAATAGCCCTGTTTCGCGCAGGAAGGCCCCTCTGACTTCCGGGCGGGTAAATATTCATTCCCGGCATCAGAGGGGCCCTGGCGGTTCAATCTGGCTGAACCAGACGCATTGTCAGCCGTGCGCCGTCATTACCTTAAACATGGTCAAGTCGTAAATCTCGTCAGCACGGCTGTTCAGATCTTCCGCGATCTTCCTGGCTTCGTCTTCCTCCATGAGCGTGAAGTCATCCCGCTTGACTTTGAAGATGACCACGTTGTTAACGATCGGCGAGCCGTGGTCATCGCATCCGTACAGCCAGGAAGCCAGAGGATTGAAGATCTTCGTCTTGCCGAAGGTGTTTTCATCCGTGATGGCTTCATAGCCTTTCGGAAGTCTATCCGGATACAGCGGAATCAGCTGAACAGAATCACAGCCCATTAGGGAATACGCTGTCTGCAGAAGCTTCGTCCCCTTTTTGACTGGGATAACCTTTGCAACATTTTCCACGGCGTCCAAAAGAATGCAGCATTTCATAAGAGTCCCTCCTTTTTCTGTATCTCCCGCAGATACTCCCAGTTGTCATCCCAATAATGGGTATGATCCTTACAATCCTGCTTATTGTCGTACAGATCGTGTTTTCGACATCCGCGGGTGTGTTCTCCATAACCCACATCTACCCAGCGCAGCTGACCGCCGCGGTTCTGGTATATACCGTACTCCGTACCATCGCGAACCGGGAAGATATCCAGCGGATACACCTTGATTACCTGCTCTCCCTTCATTGTGGACTGCAGGTAATAGTATTCGCCTTCATTCAGATCCGGATCCGGAGGATTCGGCAGGTATTCCTCAATCATCTTCCTTGTCCGTTCGTCGATCATTCTTTCCACACTCCATCATCGTCAATCAGCTTCACGTACCGGCACATGTGTCGGAGCGCTTCATCCTGGCTGTGAGAACTCATCACATTGTCCCGGAGACTGTTGAAATCCTCAAATCTCCGCTGTTTCCGGAGAACGTCCCTGACCAACATCAGGATATACAGCGTGTTTCCGGATTCTCCGCGCATCTGGAAATGGACTTCAGGACGTTTGTCTGGATAACCGCCTGGGCGACTCATTACTCATCACCTCCCTTCTGGGCCTTAATGCGAGCTTCCCAAAGCTTTGCCCTGTCATCGCTGGAAAAGCCGAAGTCGATGTATCCCTGCAGAACTGTCTTGAAGTATGTCATGCTCGGTTCTTCAATCGGGAAGCCATCATTCATCACATAGATCAGGAATTCGCCTTTGCTCTTTATGTCACCGCATGTCATATCTGCCTGCAGCACGATCTTGTGATAGAACCTTGGGAAACCCTCGTACCGGTCAAGGTTCTTTTCATCCTGTTCGGAAATCTGCCATACGCCCATCGGAACGAAATCCTGATATGAGCCGTCCCTGCGTTCGACCGTGAGGAATCCGCGCCGGAAGACCAGCGCGAACCCGGGAACATTCACTTTCCCGCACGGGATGGCATCCGGACACCGCCGGGCCATTTGAGCCTTGTTCAGGTTGGAACCATAAGCCAGATAATACCTCATTCTGTTATCCTCCTATCTTCAGCTGATTGCTGTCAGTAACCGGGGCCAGGAAATAATGGGCGTACTGGACAACCTTGTCATATTTATCTGCAGAACCCATAAAACTCTTGGCCACTTTCTGTTCCTCCGGATCCATCTCCGCGTACTTCTTCTTTCCGAAGGACGGCGGGAGCCAGTTCTTTCCTTTGGCCGCAAAGATGTTGAACCGTGCCAGGATATTCATGTCCTTAAAAAGCAGGTGGCACGTGCCCTTTTTGTAGAACGTCAGGAAGAAGTACTTCGTCTCAATCTTCTCCGTCTGCCGGTCCTTTGTTGCCTTCTGCAGAACGTCCCGCAGCGGGATCTCCGGAGTGCGTCCACCGTCCAGATAATTGAAAACCTTCTCAATGTCGGAAAGCTTCTCCCGGCAGTTGTAGTCCAGGTCGAATGTTCCGGACCACTGGGAATAGGCATACAGGGGAATGATGACCTTCTTGTTCACCGCGAATGCGTCATTCGTCTTCCAGCCGTCAAAGTAATGCCGATTCTTGGAATTCTCGTCGTAATGGAATTTCCTGGTCCATTCGTCGAACAGCGTCATGATGGTTTTCTCTACACCGTCGCTAACCTGGACATTCATCTGCATCATGATTTCCATAATGTTGAACTTGGAGAATTCATAATCCGCGAGTTCCTCAACACGCTTGTTCAGCAGGTCCCGGAGGTTTGTGGTCAGCTGTTCCATGAACTGCGGAGCTGTGAACAGCGCTGACCAGTATTTCTTCCGGATCCTCTTCACGGCTTCATTGATGGACGCCTTGGTGTGGCTTCCCATGTTCAGCTCAAACGGGGACGTCGCGTAGGATGTGTCCTTGCTGACAACCGGCTGGTTCAGAACCTTCTGGCAGGCTTCCGTCTCCTGGATCAAGTGGACCGCTGTTTCCACCTCGTAGTTGTACCTGTCCAGAATCGCTTCCACGAAATCGGACTTGGTCAATGCCTGCGCCTGTTCTTCCGGCATGTCGACATATTTGTGTGCCGGCTTCAGATGGTCCAGGATCAGGTGTGAAAGCTCTGATTCTGGCTGCTTGTACTTGATCATGGCAATCTCCACGTCTGTCTTCCGTTCGGCCTGGGAGAACGCGCCCTGCAGATACTGAATGTCTGTTTCTCCGGATTCCAGCGTCCGGAGAAGCAGATCCCGGTCATTGGTGCATGGATTCCGGAGCGTTTCTGCATTGCACAGGGCAATCAGCTGACCGCCATCCTGGAGCAGCTGAAGCGCCCGCAGAATGTGTTTTGCGCCATTCTCAAATGGCGGGTTCATCACAATCAGGGAATACTTCTTGCAGGTGGTGTATGTCAGGAAATCATCATGCACTACTCTAAAACCCTTATCCTTCAGAATGGCCCTGAGGTTCGGATCAACCTCAATGCAGTCAATATCTGCGCTGATTAAATCCGATCTCCATCCTGAACGAAGAGCCTTATATCGCTGATTGATTACTACGGCAAGATCACCCTTTCCGGCGCTGGGTTCCAGAATAGAGCTAACGTAATCCCATCTGATGCCATCCAGCATCCGGCTGGACAGGCTGTCCGGCGTCGGGTAAAATCCGGAGGTTGATCTGCTATCCTCCGTAATGGTTGCCAGGTTTGTCATTCTTCAGTCCTCCAATTCAAAGTCGATGTAGCCTTTGCTGTAGCACCAATCGTCGATCTTGGCCAAAGCTTCCATTCTGCTGGTTGCAAAGATCCGTTTCCGGGCGAATACCGCGTGTCCGGGTCTGAACGCCTTGAACCAGTAGAACCTGCATTCAGCGAAATCCATTTTACATCCCTCACTTCCACCATGTCCGGCAGTACTCTATCGGGTCTGCGAATTTCGTTTCACAGTAAGCCTGGGCTTTGTCAACCTCTTCCTGTGTCCAGGAGCGTTTTTCGACATCCCCGGGCGCCATTCCGTAAAACCAGGCCAGTAAGCAGACAGTGTAGAAATCCATTTTCCTCATCCTTTCTGCCGGCCTTTGGCCCGACCGGCGGGGCGGTCGGTGTGTCAGGCCGCGAATGCGGCGGTCAGGTGCAGGCGAGCTGTCTTGAATTCGTCCCCGCCAAGGCCCAGCCGGCGAACCAGGAAGCGGTTCATGATGGCGCATTTCTGTTCCTTGGTGTAGTCGGAGATATCTTTGAAATGCGGCCGCTTGTCAGCATTGATGGCCCAGGCGCTCATCGCAAGGCAGAACTGAATGTAAGCCTTGATCTTTCCGGCGTGAGTCGTGCCGTTGAAAAGCCGGAACTCAACGGTTCCCTTGGTGTACAGGGCGTGGAGGTTCAGCCCACGGTACCGGGCATCGCAGTAGTGTTCGTGGTTGATCCCGCCGCGGTAACCGTTGTTTGCGCTGGAATAGTAGACCCGTTCAAGGGCTTCCATGGTGTGGGCGCCGTTCCGCATCTGGTCCAGCATCTCCCGGCTGGCTTTCTGACACCAGCGAGTGGCACGAGCTTCATTCCCGAGGGCTTCGTAGAAAAGGTCCTGCCGGCCAGTGAAGAGGTTCACCAGGTTAATCAGCGACTCTGCATTGTGGTTGGCCCCGTCAACGTGAACGTGAATTCCGCATGAGTCATTGGCAAGGGCTCCCTTTTCAACCAGCTTCCGGACGATGTTCTGAAGGTCCTCAATGTCATCGTACTGGAGAATGGGCGTCACCATTTCGCAGGAGTACTCCCGGCTGGCGGCTACCTTGCGTCCGTTATGTTTCCGTTCACAGCGAATGGATCCATCGGACATGCATTTCCAGGTTCTTCCCTTGGAGTCGGTCGCGCCGTAGGTATCGTAGTAGGTACCGATGTACCGAACGGAAGTTCCGAAATAATCAGCGATGACCTGGGCGGCGTCGGAGCGGGTGATGCCCGTCATTTCAATTTCAGTTCCGAAGTTCTGGTTCTGGATGGTAATCATTTGCGTGTCCTCCTTAGTGTCGTTGGGGTTTCTTTCACTGTCTGAATTATAAACCATTTGGTTTATGTTGTCAACCTTTTTTTCAACTATTTCGGCAAATTTTTGAAAAAATGTTTGACAAGATAAAAGAAAAGGTTTATCCTATGCTCAAGGAGGTGAGCAAATGACCGCGAAGCAGCTGATTGAGATGGCTCAGGCATACGCTGGCATTTCCAGTGCCGAACTTGCCCGGCGTCTCGGTTGGTCTCCGCAACTGCTGAACAAACGGATAAAGACCGGAAAGTTCTCCCTGGAAGAATGGCAGCAGATTGCAGACGCGCTAGGCGCTGAACTAAACATCGGCTTCAAGTTTCCTGATGGGAAATCTGTTTGAAGCGGGACATGGTCGTATGAAAAAAGGGCCCAGGAACGGCAATTCCTGAGGCCCAGGGATCATGGTTAGTCTTTACTGGCCTTCTTCGGCTTCTTGTTCATCCCGCGTGGAGTTTCCTCGAACGGATTTGCTCCGTCCCGCTGCAGGAGATCTGACAGATCACACTTCAGCACGTGACAGATCTTGTCCAGCTCGTGCAAACTCACCCGATCCGCATAATCATGGTACAGAATGTTGATCGTGGCGGGTCTGATGTCGGCCTTCTTGGCCAGGTCGGACTGATTCAACCGCCTTTCGCCTAGGCGAGCTGAAAGTAAAACTCTGATCATACGACCATGCTCCTTCCTGCGGATGATAGCAGAAACGGAGCCATTCCGGAAGGGGGTCTTACCATATCCGGAAGATTACTACGTTTCTGGTAAGATTATTCCGCAAATGGTAATTTTGGAGCACTAAAAGAGAACCAGTCAAAACGGCTGGTTCTCTTTTTTGCCTATCCGGCAAAGGGGAAGTCGACCATGAACAATCCTTTGATGAAGTACACCGGGGTTTGTTTAAGGCCGGTAAGTGGAGATGTGGAGAGCTTAAACAAACCCTCGGACATATCCTCAAGAGCTCCTCCTTTCCCTTCTGATTCAAAGGGTATGGTTGCTTCCGCGTGCTCTTTCGTAAGGTTGAACAGCAGCTTGATGTGATCATCGTAGACAATGGCCTTGTCCAGGAATGAGTCGATCATCAGCTGCTGGAACTCTTTGTTCTGGACATCCCCCTCCCGAATTTCTTCCAGGTACGAGAGAATCATGTCCTTGGTGATGATGTTCTCCTGGTCCTTCTTTATGATGACCAGTTTGGACGTCAGCTGCTCCACTTCGTCTTCCAGCGCCTGAAGCTTTTCCTTCGTGCTGGAAGTCCGGATCCCGTCTGCAATCGCTTCAATCATGTTGTCGCGCTTCCGGGTTGCTTCCTTCAGCTTCTGTTCCACTGTCTCAAGCTCGTCATCATCCCTGCCGGTATTCTGATAGGCCACAGCCTGATCTGCCATCCATTCCAGCAGTTCATCATCCATAAGCATCTGCTGCAGGCATGTGGTGACTGCAAGTTCTACCGGATCCCTCCTGATGTTCTTTTTGTCGCATGTCCTGTCATTCCTTTTCCGAACACAGGAGTAGTAAAAACATCGGTCACCGTGACGGCCTACGCCGGAGATCCCGGTCATGAGTGCCCCACACTTTCCACAGATCAGCTTTCCGGTCAGCAGATAAGTACCGAATTCTGTCTTTCTTCTCATCCCGTTCCCCCTGGCATTTGGCTTTTCTCCCATCCGCTTCTGAACAGCATAGAACAGCTCCTTGTCAATGATTGCCGGGAACCCGTCTGGATGAACGAATTCCTTGTACCTGTAAACGCCGATATACCGTTCGTTTGTCAGCAGCTTATTGAAGGATGATTTGTTCCATTCGCTGCCTTTCTTCGTCCGGATTCCGCGTCGGTTGAGATCTTCCACGATCCGGATCAGCGGCTCACCCTCCGCGACTCGGCGGTAAATCTCCCTGACAACCTCCGCTTCCTCTTCCACAATCTCCGCATGACCGTCCTGGCCACGTCGGAACCCCAGAGGAACGGCGCCGTTTATTATAGCCTTTTCAGCGTTGTCCGTCAAACCGCGGTTTATCTTCTGGGAAAGCTCATCAGAATAGTACTGAGCAAAGCCCTCCAAGATCGATTCCATCAGCTGACCGGTCGGGTCATCATTGAACTTCTCTGTCGCAGACAGAACCCGGACACCGTTTTCCTTAAGCGTGTGCTTATGAAATACGCTGTCAAACTTGTTCCGGCTGAACCGGTCCGTTGAGTACACGATTACGAACTGGAACTTTCCTTTTGCAGAATCCTTTATCATCTGCAGAAAGGAAGGCCGTTTGTCGGTCTTCCCTGTGAGGGCCCTGTCCGAATAGATATTTATGACAGTCAGACCTTTTTCGGCCGCATAGAGCTGACACGCCTTCACCTGCTGGTCGATCGATGCATCCCGCTGGCTGTCGGATGAGTACCGGGCGTAGATGACTGCCTTATCCATCTTCTCTCCTTAATCCAGTTCCAGACCGTCCCTGATAAACTTCTCCAGTGAAAGATTCCGGATGGACGCCGGGAGTGATGTTATTTTCGTATTTGAAATGTTCAGTTTCTTCAGCGATTCCAGATTCCCGATGTCATCTGGCAGGGATTCCAGCTCGCCATAACTCGCGTCTAATTCCTCCAGTGCGAGAAGATTGCAGATGCTTGCCGGCAGTGTTTTGAAGCCGCAGGATCTGAAATCTAGTACGCGGAGATGAACGCAGTTTCCGATTGCTTCCGGAATTTCTGTAAACTCTGGCTGTCTTACAATCCGAAGGGTTTCCAGATTCCGGAGGTAATCAATTCCTGTCAGATCCTTGAATTCATGCGTTTCTCCGGAAACAGCTCCGTTTACGGCAATCGTCCGGATGCTGTCCAGCTCATCCTGTGTAACAGGATCTTTCGTGCTTATAGCTCCGATTGCATCCCTGACCTTCATAGCCAGAATATGATCCGGAAACAGATCGGCAATTGTAGAACCTTCCGGTATTTCCCTGGCTTCCAGTCTGGCAGCAAGTTCGTTGTTGATCTGCAGACGGAGATCCAGCAGATCATCGTCAGACATGCCGGACAGATCTTCGGCGCCGGCATAGGTGAAAGTGAGAAGCAAAACCACAACCAGTAGTATACCGCTTACACGTTTCGACATTTTCTTACAACCTCCGTAATAATCTTCCAAGGTCTGTCTTTTTTGGTCTCTTTTCTGGTACAATATTTCAGAATGCCGGCGTTTTCACAAAGGACCCAGAAAGGAGGTGCCGAAGTGGAGAAAAAGGAAAACAAGGCCAAGAGTCGAGAATTGCGGCTCATCCTCTTGGCCGAGCTCTTCCGGATCCTTAGCGATCAGCAGCAGGAAGAGGTTATCGAGAAGATAAAATCCCTCTTATCTGGCGAATAACCAGGTCCTTCTCTGTGTCGCTCAGGAGTGAGAACAGCTCCATGCATTCGGTAACGCGTCCATCTGACTGATCACCAGCGGGCGCGTTTTCTGTTGCCCGATCCATCGGAGCATTGTAACCCATCAACCATCCTTCAGACACATTCAGCGCCATTCCGAGGATTGACAGCTTGTCCTGCTTCGGCTGAACCTTCCCGGAGAGATACTGGCTGATGTCGTTCTTATTGAGCTTCACGTGGTATTGTTCGCAGAACGGCTTGGCCATCTCCAGGACATCCACTTGCCTGAGACCGCGCTTTTCCATGACTTCACGAAGCCTTTCAGCTGTGGTTGCTCTTCCCATTCCTGTCACCTCCTTCATTAAGAGCTGACTGCATTGTATCATGTCTTGAATAAAAGTTCAAGCCAAAAATTAACCAAAATTCAATTTTTTTGAAAAAAAGTATTGCAATCTTCACAGAACCGTGTTATATTGTCTCCGAGTTCAAAACGCTTGAACTTTTCATCAAGATAGAAAGGAGGATGGACCATGGCCTATCGGTACGATGATCTGGTCGGAAAGATCATAGCCAAGTTCGGCACCAGGGCGGCTTTCGCGAAAGCGATGCACATTTCTGCGGAGTCCCTATCCATGAAGCTGAACGGCAAACGTTTTTTCGACCAGCGTGAGATCAGCAGGGCCTGCGAGCTGCTGGATATCTCGGACGAGGACGTTACCAAATATTTTTTTACCCTAAAAGTTCAAAGCGCTTGAACTTTTGCTGAAAGGAGATCAGGACATGAACGCTGTGAAGGCAGACGTAAATTCACTCCCGGTCGAAACCGGAAGGGGGTTCGGAAAGTGCATCATCGACGGGCTGCGTGAACGCCTTAAACAGCCCGGGGCCCTGGAAGCGCTTAATGAACGGACGCTGGCCAGACAGGAAAGGAGGAAGAAGAATGAAGCCACGTTATCACCGGTTTAAGGGATACCGCCGCTACCCGGGCCGCGGTGGACGCCCCGTTTACTACATGCCCATGAGTAAGGAGGAAGTAAACGAGCGCCGGCTCCTGTTCGGACTGATCGGAACGTTTGTCACGCTGATTGGCTCCATCATTCTGTGGGGAGTGAGCATGATATGACCGGAAAGAAAAAGGACCGCCCTGCGCCAACAGGAACGGCCCCAGCTCAAATGTACCGACCCCATTCTACACCAAAGGAGGACTGATATGCAAGATCTGCCGGATGCGCCATGGATCCGGGAAGCGGAAATGTACGGGATGCCGCCATATGATGATGGCCCGGATCCCACATGCCCATTTTGTGGGAAAGACTGCGAAACCATTTACTTTGACAAGGACGGAGAACCGTTTGCTTGCGACTGCTGTGTGAAGACCAAAGATGCCTGGGAATACCAGGAAGAACAGAAGGAGGATTTCAAATGATTCAGTTGGGTTCACAGATGGATTTCAGTAATCAGACGTTCGGGTTGATTCTCTGCGGAGCTCCCGGCGTTGGTAAGACCACCCTGGCCATGAGCGATGGCTGCGACGGTGGAGATACCCTTGTTATGGATCTGGAAAACGGTATTGGCCGTACGAGTGCGCTGCATCGTCTGAACGCCAAGATCCTGACTGCAAACAACTATGATGAGGTGAAGGCGAACCTTGACCTGCCAGAAGCCCGGGCTGTGAAGAACGTTGTGTTCGACACCGCCGGCAGTCTGATTGACTTCCTTAAGGAATGGGCAATCAAAAATAACGGAAGCCTGCGGCAGCGTGACGGTGGGTTCAACTGGCGCAACGGCGCCGCAGTGGTTTACGGGGAGCTGCAGAACCTGCTCCGGAAGATCCGGGTTGAAATGGGTAAGAACCTGATCTACATCTTCCACACTGACGAAACCCAAGACCAGGACGGCAACCCACAGCAGCGTCTCCGCTGTGAGGGAAAGCTGAAAAACACCGTCTGGCAGGGTATCGACTTTGGCGGGTTCATGGAAGTGAACCGCGGCCGGCGGTACATCACCTTCACGGCTGATAACGCCTACCCTTCCAAAGCATCCCACGGCATTGATGGCCGGATAGAGATCCCTTTCCTGGGCGAGAACGTCCAGAACGATTTCGTCAAGAATCTGTTCGATGCCGCACGGGCCAACATGCGGAAGGAGAATGAGATCATCCAGGGAAAGAAGGACGCCTACGAAAAGATCATTTCCGACGTGACGGAGCTTGTGTCCGGAGTGACGGACGCAGACAGCGCAAACGCCTGCTACAAGGCAATCAAGGCAATGTCCCATGCGCTGACCAGCCTGAGCGAGAGCAACAAAATTCTCTATAACAAGGCCGTCAGCCTGAAACTGAAGTACAGCAAGGCTGATGACGCCTATATGGCAGGTGATGCTCAGTGAAGACCAGGATCACAAAGACGCTGCTGGACAGCTGGGCGTACATGTGTGATCACTCAAACGGTGAGCCGGAAAAGCGCGATGAGTTTATTACTCTGCTGAAGCGTGAACAGACGCCGCCGAATGAAGCGCAGCAGGCCGGGTTGGATTTTGAACGCCTGGTACAAGAGATTGCAGAAGGCCGCTTTACTCCGGAATGGGTACATCAGGGCGGGCGCTGCGAACCGAACTCCGGAGAGCCTATGGGATACAACAAGTATCCGAAGAACTACAACGGCGCTGTGAAGGTTGCTGACATCGTGAAGGGTGGCCAGTGGCAGGTGCACGTGGCCAAGGATATTACGGTCGACGGTCACGACTTCTGGCTGCACGGGTTCTGCGATGTGGTAAAGGCCGGGGTTATCTACGATCTGAAGTTTAAGACCAAGAGTTTCGGGGACAACAACCTCTTCCTGGCCGGGAGCAGCTTTAAGCACAGTTCCCAGCACAGCGCTTATCTCCGGTGTCTTCCGGAAGCCTATGAATTCGTATACCTGGTCAGTGATGGCGAAGATCTGTATACGGAAGCATACAGCCGGATGAACTCCAGACCGATTGAAGAAATCATTTCCGAGTTTATGACGTGGATGAAGACTGAACCGGAGTTGCTGAAGCTCTACGAGGAAAGGTGGGTCGTGGAATGATCGGACGGTTGAAGGATATGGTCAAAGACCGATCCGGGAACTGGGTCATATCCTTCACCACCAAGGAAAAGATGGACGGTGACCGATTCGATGAGCTGGCAAAGTATGACTGCGATATCGAAATCAAAAAGCATCGGAACATCCGGAGCAAGAATGCCAACAGCTACTTTCACGTGCTGATTAACAAGATTGCTGCAGAAACCGGCGAAAGTGACGAGGAAGTCAAAGTCCGGATGATCACAAGCTACGGAGCATTGGCCAGAAACAAGGACGGAACCTATATGATGTGGGTGCTTCCACAGACCGCAGACGCCACTGAGTATTACAAGTACGCAGTGGTGTACGACCAGCGAACGGTCAACGGTGTTTTGTGCAACATGTGGAAGATCTACAAAGACTCCCACAAGATGGATACCAAGGAAATGGCCCATCTGATTGACCGGACGATTGAGGAAGCAAAGGATCTGGGCATTGAAACAGATACGCCCAAACAGATTGAATCCATGAAAAAGAAATGGGCTGAATATGAAGCAGCCCATCCGAACGGAGGTTGAGAGTTTTGAAAAGCACCCTCTGCTGGGACTGCGGGAACGCCTGCGGCGGTTGCTCATGGTCCCAGGAGCTGAAACCTGTAAAAGGGTGGAACGCCAAGAAATCCGGTGATTCCTTCACTGTGAAGCAGTGCCCGAAGTTCGTTCGGAACGCCTGGAACGGTGGGCAGTATCGATCCACGATTGAAGGCACTGAGGACTATGTTCACGATCTGAACATGCAGATTGCGAATCTGACCAAATCCCTGCAGAACGAGCGTCAGAAGTGCGCGAGTCTGAAGCAAAAGCTGACTGATGCGGAAGATCAGCTGATGGCGATCGAGATTATGGAAAGCACTCACTACGCTGAGTGAGAAAGGAGAAAGCGAATGAAGACAACCAGGTGCGACAAACAGACATGCTTTGCCTGCCGGACAGATCATTGTCAGGTTCTGCAGGAAGCGATCCGCGACAGGCCATGCCCGTTCTACAAGACGGATTTCCAGCTGGAAGAGGGCCGCATGGAAGCGAGACAGCATCTCAAGGACATCGGCCGCGATGATCTGATTGAACAGTACACGTCCAATTACGACGCCTACCGCCTGTAAGAAAGGAGAAAACCCATGACTTATGTATTCCCGAAAGACCAGCGCCCGACCCTGGAAGAGGAAAACGTGATTGGCACGTTCTACGATGCTGAGGATGACATGCTGGTTTATATCAATCGCAATTATCAGGAAGGAGATCCCCTCCCTGTGATCAATGCCTTTCCCAGCAAAGAGGACATGATCGAAATGATGGCCACGAGGAGTTTCTACATGGCCGCTGACCTGGCTAAGAAGTTCAAAGCAGCATTCTACGCGCTGCGGGAAGCATGTGAGGGTGAAGATGGCAAAGTCGATTCTGCAGACTGAAAAGAAGTGCTGGTTCTGCGAGTCACAGGTTCAGCTGGAATGTCACCACATTTTTGCCGGACCAAACCGTCCCATCAGTGAAAAGTACGGGCTGAAAGTGTGGCTCTGCCATGAACACCATACTGGCGATCACGGGGCCCAGTACGATAAGGATAAGGGCCTGTGGCTGAAACAGGAAGCCCAGAAGGCGTTTGAACAGATTCACGGACACAAGCTCTGGATGGAGCTGATCAGAAAGAACTACATCTGAAAGGAGAATCACCATGGAAGACAACAACATCAAGTGCGGGTATCCGAACCCGAACTACACCGAGGATGACATTATGACCGAGGAAGCTTTCCTGGAAGAAACCGGAATGGTTTGTGTCGATCTTGATCACTACGATCAGCTGGTGACAAAGGCTGCGATGTTCGACTGCATTTCCAGCACAATCAAGAGCATGGGGAAGGTCGAACCGGAAGTTCTCCGCGCCCTGACCGGCACGCTGGATCCGAAAGAGAATGCGGAGATTGAGCAGTACCGTAACTGGTGGCACTCGGAGAATGAGAAAAACACAAATCTTGTGAAGCAGAATGAAATTCTCCGCGAACAGCGCGATGAGCTTCAGCGGAAGCTTTCCGAAGCGGAAGACCTTCTGAATGATCTGCACCGGGATGACCCGAATTGGCCACCGAAGGATGATGATCTCTCTGACAAGGAGGTAACTGAGTAATGGAAAAGCTTATCATCGTCGGAAACCTGACCAGGGATCCGGAGCTGCGCACGACGCAGACGGGATTGATGGTGTGCAGCTTCTCTGTGGCGGTAAATCAGCGTCAGACCAAAGCCCAGCGCGAAAAGGGCGAACAGCCTAAGGCCAAATTCTTCCGGGTGACTGCATGGCGCGAACTCGGAGAAAACTGCTCCAAGTACCTTGCCAAAGGCCGGAAGGTCCTCTGCATCGGAACGATTGACGCGAACGCCTATATCGGACAGCAGGACGGGCAGGCGCATTATTCGCTTGAAATGACCGCGGATGAGGTCGAGTTTCTGTCCAGTCGTAATGACACCGGTGACGGATCCGGAAGCGCTGGAAACGCCTATCAGGCACCTGTACCGGCCGCGCCACAGAATGAGCCGTATCCCGCTGCTGCTCCGGCGCCCCAGGGATTCACCGCTGTCGAAACGGATGAACTTCCCTTCTGACATGATCCGGGGCCGGTGCTTACTCCGGCCCCATCCGAAAGGATGTGATGCGCGTGTCATCAGGGAAACGGTACTACTGGCTGAAACTGAAGGAAGACTTCTTTACCAGCAAGCGGATTAAGAAGCTTCGGAACATGGCAGGTGGAGACACATACCTGATCATCTATCTGAAGCTGCAGCTGAAGGCAATGAAGACGGACGGGCTGATCACCTTTGATCATCTGGAAGATAACATTGCTGACGAGCTGGCTCTTGATCTGGACGAGAATCCGGATGACATCAGAGCAACCCTGATTTATCTCACCAGCTGCGGTTTGGCTGAAACCTCCGAGCAGGAACAGTTTTTCTTTCCATACGCGGTTGAGAACGTAGGAAGCGAAACGTCAAGCGCCGCAAGGGTTAGAGCATTCCGGGACAAAAACAAGGCGTTACATTGTAACGACACTGTAACGCAGGTGAAACGTTTGTGTAACGGAGAGAAAGAGATAGAGAAAGAGATAGATAAAGAACAAGAAGAAAAACCGGCTGGTTGTGGTGGTTTTGAACTTGATCCAGGAGAAGCAGAGATGCTTGCCAGAGATCACAGTGAGATCATTGACGCGGCCGTGAACGCCGGGTTCCAGAACAACAAAGGCACGTGGGACAAGCTGATTGACCTGTATGCTGAGTTTGGGAAGGAAATCGTACTGGCCGGGATCAGCGCCTGCATTGACCAGAGCAATACGAAACCGGCATACCTCCGGGCCTGTTGCCGGAAGATAGCCAACGGTGAAGGAAAGAAGGAAGCCCCTGATCCACTGCTTCCAAAGGACCATGAATTTGTAGGATGGTGATTCAGTGAGAGAAGAAGATCTAAGGCTTCCAGACAGGCTGGCATACAAGAATATTGAAGCTGAGCAATGCTGCCTTGGCGCTGCCATGCTTGACGAAAAATCTGTGAACCGGCTGAAGGAAATGGTCATCGATGACTTCACAGAGCCGGAACACCGGGTTCTGTTCAGTTCCATCATGGAAGCAGCGAATAAAGGGCTGAATGTCGATCTGGTAACGATGCACACCATGTTGAGTGAGCAGAACAAACTGGATCTGATTGGCGGGGATGTGTATCTGATGCGCTTGCTTAACAGCACGATCACGACTGCAAACATGCCAAGCTATATCAAGATTGTACGGGACTGCGCTGCACGTCGGAAGCTGAAAAGCATTGGCGAGGATCTTATCCGGAAAAGCGGATTCCTGGAGGAGGAACTGGACGGGATCCGGGAAAGCGCCGCGCTGGCTGTTCGCGAAGTAAAAAGTTCTGCCGGCATCAAGATTGTATCCCAGCAGGAAGCGGTGGTGATGACCTATGACAAGCTTGGAGACGCCCAGAAGCGTGAAGGAAAGACAAACGGCAGGATTCAGACGGGAATCAGGCCACTGGACAAAATGACCGGAGGTCTTTCCGGAAGTAAGCTGATGATTATCGGAGCCAGACCGTCTGTCGGAAAGTCGATTTTCGCTATGACGATCTGCATGAACGCAGCGAAACAAGGAAAGAAAGTGCTGTACATCAGCTGTGAAATGGAAGTGGAAGAACTGATGGAACGCGAGTTTGCCGGAATCAGCCTGGTACCGCTGACAGAGATCACCAGCGATGAGATTACGGAAGAAGGATGGATCAAACTTGCCCAGGCGCTTCCGGAAGTCGCCGAAAAACAGCTGTTCTACTGCACGGAGATTCACACAGTGGAGGAAGTCCGGAAGGCAGCATTCCAACTGTATGAAAACGGCGGTTTGGATCTGGTCTGTGTGGACTATCTGCAGCTGCTGAAAACCGCCCAGAAGCGGAACAGCCGGCAGGAAGAGGTTGCCGACATCAGCCGGTCGCTGAAGTGGATGGCTCAGGAGATGAAGATTCCGGTCATTGCGCTGACGCAGCTGAACCGGGCAAGCGCACGTGAGAAGCGACCGCCGACGATGGCAGAAGCCAGGGAAAGCGGCGCGATCGAACAGGACGCCAATATTTTCCTTCTGTTGCACGATCCGGATACGGATGAGCTGAAGAATGAAGACCTGCGGCGTATGAGCGCAAACCTGCAGAAGCAGAACATGAAGCTGATTTATGTGAATGTAGACAAGAACCGGCAGGGAAAGAAAGGCGTGTTCTACATCGCGTTTGATGGGGATCACATGCGATTCCTGCCACTGAGTAAGGAGAATCCACCATGAGAACAGACGCTGAAAAACAGGAGTTTACCTTCAAATGCCTGGAGATTGAGAAAGCCGGCGGCGACGTTCAGGGATACATTGCAAAGAACTGGCCGAGCTATTCACCCCGGGCTACATGGTACAACCTGCAGCGCCAGTATCTGAAACGTAACACGAAACAGCTGACCGAAGGCAGACCCAAAGCGCCGACGGTCAAGATTGACAGAAAGGAGAGAATCAGAATGGCAAAGAGAAGGAGCAGAAAAGAACTGCTGCAGGACATGCTGAAAGTCCTCGATGAAAAGAAGGATCCAATTGCCTGGCTAAAAGACCAGGGGTACGCGAATCCTTACCAAACGTGGGCCGATCTAAAAAAATGGGCAAACGCGAACAATCTGAATCAGGGCAGGTTACCGTCGAATCTTAAGAAGTATTATGCCAGGATTAACCACCAGGAAGCCGCCAAGGCGCCTGTCGATGATCAGGCGAAGAAGAACCCGCCCGAAATTGAAAAGCCTATGGAGGTCGTTTCCAGCGACGGGAAAGTGTATGAGAAGTTCGATGGCGTGAAAAAGTATCCTCCGCTGCCAAAAGCAGCGGATAAGGATATCTATGGGAATCATCCCGTAACTGCGTACATCGAAAAGAAGGTTTCCCCGACATGCTGTCAGCCCGCGCCTGAAAGCGGCGTGACGGTACTGGATGAACTTCCGGAAGAACATCTGCAGATTGCAGCCGTACGGTCGGCGGTCTGTGACGGGTATAAGTATGAACGGGTCTTCGGTATCGCCAGAGAGGACAACGTTGCTCTGGTGTGGCGCGATCCTGTCTGCCGCGGAGAAAACAGCTTGATCTTCAGTGCTGAAAACTGGATGAAACTGGCCAGGGAGATTCCGATCATGCTGGATCAGCTCGGACTTTCATAACAGTATAGGTTAACGAAATATGGGGTTTTCATACACATGTAGTTCAACGAAAAGGAGACAAAAAGTATGGGTGGCAACACTACTCATGTCCTCGAGTATGAGGGACGTAAGATCTGGATGCGCAAGTTTGGCTATAAGAAAGCGCTTATTTCAACCGCTGACGAGGATCTGAAAGCGCTGTTTCTCCGGATTGCCAGGAAGACCGACAAGGTTCAGACCATGGTCGATATCAGGGAAGTGTGCGCTGAGGACATGGAAGGCATGACTTCATTCATTCTGGACACCGACTGTGTTCAGCTGCTCTTTGACTTCGGCGTTTACGGATTTGGCGTACTCTGCCGCGAACCTGAGGAGGGAATAGCAAATGGATAACATCGAACTGGTACCGATTGAGTGGCTGGAACACCATCCGGATAATCCCCGGAAAGATTTGGGAGACCTGACGGAGCTGGCTGATTCCATCCGGGCCAATGGGATTCTGCAGAACCTGACGATTGTGGCTGCACCTGCAGATGAGGACTGCCCGGCACAGTACCGCACGTTCTATGTGGTTATTGGAAACCGCCGGATGGAAGCTGCAAAGCTGGCCGGGCTGAAGGAGCTTCCCTGCGTGCTGTCTGATATGGACCACAAGACGCAGGTGGCCACGATGCTCCAGGAGAATATGCAGCGCCAGGATCTGACCATCTACGAGCAGGCCCAGGGATTTCAGATGATGATGGATCTTGGTTTTAATGAGGATCAGATTGCGGAACAGACCGGATTCAGCAAAACCACCGTCAAACGCCGGCTGAAAATGGCCGAGCTGGATCCGGAAAAACTGAAGAAAGTGTGCGATGAGGACGGAAGCGATGACCGGCAGATTTCCATGGCTGAATTTGACAAGCTGGCCAAGATTGACAGTATCGCAGAAAGAAACAGTCTTCTGAGCAATATAGGAACAAATGACTTCGCGTGGAAGTTCGGAAGCGCCTATAGAAAGCAGGAAGCTAAAAAGGTTATTCCGGAAGTAAAGAAGATCCTCAAAAAAGAGAAGATCAATAAGCTTCCCGATGGGAAAAGGTACAGCAGCGAATACGACAGACATTACGATTGGACCGTAAAGCTCTATGAGTGGAAGCCTGGAGAAAAACTGTTGCCAAAGACGAAAGATCAGCTGTTCTATCTCATGGACGAAACGGAGATTGAGTTCTACACGAAGCATAAACGCGAAGCTCCGGTCCGGAAGACAGAAGAGGAAAAGGCTGAGGAAAAGCGGATTGCAGAAGCATGGGAGCACGTGAAGGCAGATACCGATCTGGCCAGGCAGCTACGGAATGAGTTCGCTGACAAGATGCCGATCAACATCAAGAAAGTTCCGGATATGATGAAGGCATTGATCACAGCTGCGGTTCTGAGTGAGTTTGATTACAGTTCTGCCAGAGAAAACCTCAATGAAGTCCTTGGACTTACGGAAGATATTCACTACTACGAACGGACAAAGAAGGCTTACGAAAAGCTCCTGACGATGCCGGTGAACTCCTGGCCCAGAATCATCCGCTGCTTCTTTGATTCTGACAGTAAGCATGGTTACTACGAAGGTTATCAGCGGGTCATGCCGTACTGGAAAGAAAATCTGATCCTTGATCTGTACTACGAATGGCTGAAAGCCAACGGGTACCAGATGAGTGAAACAGAGATCATGCTGCAGGATGGTACTTATCCGTATTTCAAGCAGCCTGACCCGCCGAAGACAGAAGAACCGGAGGATAAGGACGATGGAGAAGAAACTGACGGTGACGATTGAACCACGTCCGAAGGAACGTCCTCAGGGACGGGTGGCATACACGAAAGAGAAAAAGCCTTATGTGCAGATGTACACCCCGCCGGAAACAAAGAAGTATGAGGACGCGATCCGGAAAGCCTGGGTAAAGGAACACGGCGAAACGCCCATGGAGGGGCCGCTGGTTGTCCGGCTGTACTTCTATTTCCGGATTCCAAAAAGCGAAACCAAAGCCAAGAAAGCCCAGAAGCTGGACGGAAAGCTCCGGGAGGAAATCCGGGAGGACGTCGACAACTGCGCGAAGTCCGTGCTGGACGCGCTGAATAAGACGGCCTACGGAGATGACCGGCAGGTAGTCACGGTGCTGGCGAAAAAGCGCTATGCGGAGATTCCGCACGTGACCATCATCCTGGCTGAGTACAAGCCGAAGGAGGAAAGCGCATGAACGAAAAGCGTCAAATGCGGAAGCTGAAGCGGATCCAGCGCATGGTGGCCAGAAGGACCCGGTACCATCAGCTGAAGCGGAGGATTCTTCTCCCGTTTCTGAAGCTGATGAAACCCCGGGAAATCGTGTGGCAGGACAGTTATGGCGGGAGCTATCCCGCCTGTCCCCGCTGCGGTGAGATTGTTTACTACCAGGATATGTGCTGCTTCTGCGGCCAGAGGTTCAAGGAGAATCATCAGACGGTTGGAGGTGTGTTGAATGCCAGGGAATCCTGATCAGTGGAAACAGGGCGGTGACTGCTCCATCTGCAGAAGAGCCAAGTATTGCCGGAAAGATTGTACGCAGCACAAGGCCTGGAAGCAGAGGGCAATGGCTCAGATCTTCGCCCAGAGCAAGGCCGGCAGAATGCTTTCCGCGATGAAGCGAACCATGCATAACGCCGGGCATGAAATGGAGTACCTTGATGGATAAGAAATACCGCTGGAAGCTGCAAATCCTCTGGGCCGGTGACTGGCGCACGATCATGGAAAGCGACGATCGGCGCATCCTGGTCGAATATGCCGATTCCTGCTCCGGTGATGTGCAGCTGAGGATCACAGACACATTGGAAGAGGTGAAACCGCGTGGCAGTAAACGCCATTGATAAGGATCAGCTGGAAAAGAAACTTGTCCGGATGCAGCACCGAATCCGTCAGCGGAGAGATGGCCCTTACAAGATCGGATATAACGACGCCTGTAAGGACGCAATCCAGAAGATGAACGAATGCGACATTCTGGAAACGCCAACCGTGATCCGGTGCCGCGAGTGCCGGCACTCGACTGAACGGCAGTCGACCATGGTCTACTGCACGATTCACAACAAACGGAAGTATCCGGATGAATACTGTAACCTCAACGAAAGCGACTATGAGTAAAGGAGATGAACCCCATGAAAGAATCTGTAATGCCTATCAGTCTGGGAAGCTCAACCTTCAGCGATCTGAAGCGCGATTGGACAACGACCATGCAGGAAGCGATTGCGAAAGCCCAGGAGCTGGGCGTTTCCAAAGGCTCCGTCACACTGAAGACGGAATTCGTCCTGGACAAGATGCCGGTGACCACTGAAAAGGATTACCGGGATGCAGATGTCCCGAAGTTCAAGTGGAAAGTTGGGTACACCGTGAAGCTTGAAAACAGCTCTGACGGTGAGTTTGGTGGTGAGTACGAGCTGACCAAGACCGACGGCAGCTACGGCCTGCGTCCTCTGGATGGACAGATGAGCATGTTCGAAGAGGATGAGGACGAAGACGAGGAGGATGCAGACGAATAATCGTCTGCTCCACTGCGAAACGCTAAAGGAAAGGATGTGACGGGGACATGGACAAGAAAACGCTGTACCGGCTTTTCTATCTGCCGAAGCAAATCGAACTCAAAAAGCGGCAGATCCAGCGGATTATGGAACGTTTGACAGCCACGTCCCCTAATCTTTCTGGAATGCCACACGGCAGCGGAGTGCATGATAAAGTCGGTGACGGCGTTGTCGAACTTGTTACCAAAAAAGAAGAACTGGAAGAAATGAAGCGCGGGTACGAGCAGGAGGAAAAGCAGATCAACGATTGGATAGATGCAATTGAGGATCCACAAATCCGGACCATCGTGGAGCTGCGCTTCAGAGAGGATATGTCCTGGAATGAAGTTGCTGATTTCATTGGCGGGAATAATTCAGAAAACTCAGTCCGGATGCTGCTGAACCGGTATCTGGAGAAAGGAGATGAAAAAGATGGATGAACATGGTGAACTGCAGACCGTGAAGCAGGCGCTGAAGATCTGCAGCAAGTGGGTTAAGGATGTGGCAGGCGAAATCCATAAGGATTGCTTGCATTGCCCGTATCACGATGAAAACGACCCTGCCGGCATTAACTGTGGTGAACGCCTGATGGCTGACGCCGAATGGTGGATTGAAGAACTGGAGGAATTTTGATCATGATGAAGACTATTGAACCGAAGCCGCAGAGACATGGACCACCTCCTGGAACGAAGGCTTATGTCCGGGTTGCTGCCAGACTGTTCTACATCAACAGTGAAGCCATGAAGCTGTTCGGAGATCACGAAACCTGCAGCATCAGCATTGACGTTCCGGGCAAGGTGATGGTGATTACACCCGATGGCCCGTGGAAGCTGTCACCGGTGAAAGACACCAGAAACGCAAAACGGATCGAAACCAGAACCGCAGTAAACACGTTTCTGGAAGCAGGTTTTCCAAAGGGGCTGCTCGGAAAGTATCTCCCCTGTCATCCGGACATGGTCGGATCACTGATTGTCAGCCTGATGGTTGACTACGATATGCTGAAAGGAGCGTAAACATGGCCAGAGAAACACTCTGCAGGGCCTGCCAGGCGCCCATCATCTTCATTAAGACGGTAGGCGGTAAGTCGATTCCCTGTAATGCTGAATCTGTCTATTACATTCAGAAGACAGGTGGTTCCCAGAAAATTGTCACGCCGAACGGTGAAGTCCTCAGCGCGGAGCTGACGGAAGATCAGAACAAAGCGACCGGCATTGGATTCATCAGCCACTTTGCCACCTGCACGAATCCGGATTTCTTCCGGAAGAGCCGGAAAAGCGACAGAAAGAAGGGATAACATGTTTGAGAAGGCAATGCTCTGGATCCTGACCATCTGTCTGTGGATGCTGGCCGCAGGATTCTTCGGATGCATCGTGCTTTTCTGTTACGGACTGATCCGCGAGCTGTACGGCATTTACAAGGAACGCCACATGCGGAACAAGGAATGGAAAGAGCATGACTGGCAAGGCGTTGTGATGTTCGCAACCATCACCTTTTTCTCCACCATTGCCTTTGTCGGACTTGCGCTTGTCGCGCTGAAAGTTGGGAGGAATCTGGTATGAAGAAAGCAACGAAAGTCAAGCTGGCTCGCGGCCTGACCCGGCTGGTGAAACCCTGTCATTTCTACCAGTCGACGGAAACGCCGAAGGGTGAAAAGCTGATCTGCGGATACGATCACAGCTGGAGAAACCGCTGTAAGACCGTGGACTGTCCGCACTTCACGCCGACCCGCCGGTACAAGATTGCCCGGCATTTCGGAATGGTGAGGTGAGATCATGTCCAGGATGATTCAATGCGATGGCTGCAAGAAACTGTTTGTCGATGACAGCACATCGAAAGGTAAAACCCACGAGCTGTGGCTTGACCGGAGCACGAGCTTTCATGCTTGTGATGAATGCCTGCTCAAGATGCTTAAAGAGCATTTCCCGGAGGTTTACGATTGGGAAATGTCGTTTCGGGAGGATTGATCATGAACGCTGGAAAGTGCGACAGCTGCAAGTATAACGGGCCGCTGTATGAGTTCGTGAATGACCTGGTTGAACCGGAAGTCCGGTTCAACCTGTGTCCGCAGTGCTTGAAGAAAGCCTACACGTGCCTGGCGATCTTCATCAGAACGCCGCCGGGCAGAGAAGCGCTTGCCCGGAAAGCGGCACAACAGAGCTGATAGTTTCCTCCGGATTAAGGTTTCCTGTGAGTGACCATCCGGAGACAACCGAAAGGAGACGAACATGACCGGAAAAGAAGTCAAGATCCAGATCGGAAATGTTTACTGGATTTTCCAAGATCCCGTCAAGGTTGAGATGCTACATGCTGATTCATCCGGCGGTCACTGTGAGCCGGAAAGATTCTGCTTGAACATCGAAACAATAGGCAATCCTCTGGTTTTCCGGAAGATCCAGGATGGGAATATCACAAAGTATGTAAAGCTCGCGTAAAGGAGACGATTCTATGTGGTGGGCTGAAAACCAGAAAAAGGAACTGACACCCAAGGAGGTGAAAGAGCTGCCGGCTGGAACAACAGTTCATTTGGAAGGCCGTAACCGGCGCGGCGAGGTCTACTATCTTGATGGGAGGGTCTGCGACAAGAACGGAATAAAGAAGTTTCTGTATTACGAGAACAGATTCCCGGAAATCATTGAGATCAAGACATACAAAGGTAAGAAATGGATGGTGAGAAAAGATGGATGACCACAACTGCGATATGTGTGCCTGGTACGACATGGCAGAAGAGTGGTGCTCCATGTACAGAGAAGCCCATTATCCGTCTGACGGCGCCCGCTGTACCGGATATGAATTCTACAGAGATGTGGAGGATCAGTACCATGAGCAGAATTGAGATCAGGCTTGACATGCTCCCGTGCTGCTGTAAGGAATGCCCTCTGATGGTCCCCGCTCAGAAGAAGGACCTTGAGCCTACACAGCCTTACTGCGTACCGCTGCTTGAATACTGCGGAGAAAAAGGAAATGACGAGCGCTTGCCTGACTGCCCTCTCCGGGCGATTGATGACGATGGCCGGCGCCATTCCAAATGGCATATTTCCAACTGGACGAAAGGCACCTGCGATGATTGCGGCCATACTTATATGAATATCATCGGTTATGATTTTTGCCCGAATTGCGGTGCTGTGATGGATGACGGACCGTACGAAGACCTGTTTCCAGGCCCAATTTATGAAGATAAGGATGGTCCGGTTATCGCAAACGGAAAAAGGCGGTGTAATGGGCATGAGTGACGCAGATCGGTGCATCTGCTGCGGCGAGATTATCCCGGAAGGAGTCCAGACTTGCCCGACCTGCAGCGCGAGGGTTTATCCTGGCAGAACGGAGCTGCCGGATAAGTGGTTGATGCGGGATGTTCCAAAGCGGCCGAAGGTGTACAAAATGCGAATTGGATACGGGTATAAGTGCTGGCAATGCGGACACGGCGTCACACGTCACGAGCATAAATACTGCCCAAATTGCGGACAATGCCAGGATTGGCCGGCAGTATGGCTTCATGAAAAAGAAATTCTGAACGGGAGGGAAAGCGAATGACGGAGATCCTGATCAGCATTCAGCCAAAGTGGTGTGAGAAGATCATGAACCTGTCGAAACGCTGGGAGATGAGAAAGCGCCGGCCGAAAGAGCCGGGTCCATACCGGGTGTTCATCTACCAGACGGATGGCGGCGGCGTGATTGGTGAATTCGTCTGCGACTGCTTCCAGGAAGTTGGCCCCAGCGAGATCACAAAGGCCGTGCTGAATGATACTCAGCTCACGCTGCAGGAAGCGCTGGATTATTCCGGAGGAATGACCGTGTATCTGTGGAGGATCCGGAGCCTGGTCGATTATCCTAAACCGAAACAGTTGTCTGAATTCGGCTTGGACAGACCTCCACAGAGTTGGTGCTATCTGAAAGGAGAAGACGTGAATGTATGAGAAACCGGAAGATGTGAAGGAATATGGATGGCCGTACAATCTGCTCCATTCGCTGGAGATAGAAACTGATGATCCGCTGGATCACCTGAGCGACGAAAGCACAATGGAGCTGGTTATGTGTATCAGCAGACTGAACGAACGCGAAAAGCAGGTCCTTCGGCTGCGGTTCTATCAGCAGAAAACGCTGAGGGAAGTTGGGCAGAAGATCGGTACCAAGCCAGAACGGGCCAGGCAGATCGAAGCAAAGGCAATCAGGAAGCTCCGGCATTATAACGACACACGGTATATCCTGCGTCACGGCGCGAAGGCCTATGTGGAGAAGCGCATTGAGGAACAGGTAAAGGCCCAGCTGGAAATCAGGGAAGCAGAACTTGAAGCAGAGTATGAAAAGAAACGCCAGGAGCTTGAACTCGGAAAAGATGTGGTGGAATACCAGGAGCGACACAATAACCGGATGAACAAGCACCTTGAAGATCTGGATCTGTCTGTCCGCGCTTTTAACTGCCTGCACCGTGCCGGATGTTCCACCGTGGGCGATGTTATGACGATGTATCCCACGTATGACGAAGCCTGCCGGATTCGGAACTTTGGACGGTTGAGCATGAAAGAAGTGACGGACCGTTTCCAGGAGATGGGTCTGAAGTGGCCGAAGGAGGATGGATGATGGAGAGCGCAGCCAAAACCGGAACTGACAGTTCCGGTACCTGTCAACTCTGTGGGAAGCATAATAATCCCCTTCTGCTGATGCTGTTCCTGGGAGATTATGCCGGATGGACATGCCCGGAGTGCATTCAGCAAGTGATTGACAGCCAGGTCCGTCGTTTCATGCCGGCATGTGAAATGACCGAACCGGCAGAATAGGAGAAAATGCGAAATGCCTGAGTACATCTATTGTGCGGTTAACACCTTGAATGAAGTCCAGTGGGTCAGAGGATCGAGCCAGAAGACAAGGTATTTCAAAACGAACAGGTATCTGAAGACAGCTGTGCAATATCACAACCGGTATTATTCCGAAGATCCATGGAGGATTGTGAAATTCAAGCTTGTGGAGGTGACTGACGATGACCAGACCGGAACTGCTGAAGGAAATTGACCGGATTATCGAATCCTGTGTCGCTGATGGATGGCATGATACCGAAATTTTGAAGGAAGCCCGGGATCAGCTGCGGGAATCAGATCTTAACGCGTTCAAACGGATCTTGAGCAACTGTAAGAATCTGAATGGGAAATGGGATGTTCATACGAGCGAAACAGAGGAAATGGAATTCATCTACGATCTTACGATCAGGGATTTTAACGAATCCGTTACCTTGTGCTTTGACGATTATGGGAGGTTGTATGCATGAGAGACAAACGCGGAGAGATTAAGAGCCACATGGCAGCGATCAGCATGTACTTCTGGGGATGGATCGCTGGTTCTTGTGGCAGAACGCCAGATTTTGTCCAGAAATTCATTGAATGGATTATCCAGGACACAAAGGCAATGGACAACATGATTGACGGCCGGCAGCTGAAGGAAACTCTGCTTGATGTTCAACGGAACAATATATCCAAGGGGACGGCTGGACCGGAGCAGCAAAAGAAGTATGAAGACATCAATCTGGGGGTTGAGTACGCCATTAACGCGATTGAAAGATTGCTCAAATGTGAGGTGAATCATGATGCCTCCCTTTGACGAGAACGGTAATATGATGCCATTGTGGGAGAATCCACCGATGTACATCAAAGATCAGGACGGGACAATCCATGAGATCCCCAGAGAGATTCCGACAGTTAAGCTGACAGAAAATCCGGAAGAACATGATTATCTTCCACCACTGGAATTTCCTCCGGATCAAACATGGGTGCTGAACGGAAAAGCAAGTCGCAGCCTGATCCAGGCCATGAGGAAGGCAAAAAAAGAAACAGACATGTTCCGCAAGAAGGTCTATCGTCTCTGCAGACGTGGACACAGGCTTGAAGAAAAGGTCCGGAGGGAACGACTGAAAGGTGCACCGATGGAAAGACTCTGGGACATTCAGCTGCGCCATACTCAGGTGATTGGCGAACTGATGAACACGTTGAAAAAATGGAGGTTGTGACATGACTCTGAATGAATACCAGGAACTGGCACTACGTACCAGCAGAAAAGATTTGGACAGTATGGACCATCTGACCAACGGCTGTCTCGGCCTGGCCGGAGAAGCCGGAGAGTGTGCTGACCTGCTGAAGAAGGCGCTGTATCAGGACGGCCGGGAGATCAAGGACAAGATGATCGATGAGCTGGGCGATGTGCTCTGGTACGTGTCCGAAACAGCTACAGCCCTGGGTATCTGGCTGGATCAGATCGCGGAGCACAATATCGAGAAGCTGAAGAAACGTTATCCGGAGGGATTCTCTGCAGAGCGCAGTCTGCACAGGGAGGAATGACCATGGCGTCCCCGACAAACAAGGAGCTTGCGAGAAAACTGAGGATCATCGCGAAAGCGTCGACGAACGAAAAGGTGATAAAAGTTCTAATGCAGTCGGCGGACCGTCTGGAAAAGCCCGGACACAAACAGACCAAGGAACGTGCAGTAGTCCTCTATACGGTGTGGGACAATCGGACTGATCAGCTGATAGCCATGGATCTTCCAGGAAAGAAATGTGCGGAGCTGATGAAGATCGGAGAAGCCGGATTGATGGCTGCTGTCCGGAGAGGGCCGAATCAAAAGCGATGGCGAATCGAAAAACGGTTTGCGGATGAGCCGCCGGATTAAAAGATTCGTGCAAGTTGCCGGCAAATGACCGTCAAGTAAGAAAATCCAGTATTTTCAACGCTTGGCGGTCTTTTTTGTTGCAACAAACTTGCATGTGAGCAAGTAAAGTTGCAAGTTGAATGCAAAATTTTCCGAACAAAAAGTTTGAAAATCGTTCGGAATGTTCGACAAGTTCGTTTTGGATGTGATATAGTGCAGGCTGTAAAACTCTGAACGACCGGGAGAGCTGTTCCAAACACAGCCCTCCTATTTTTATGGAAAGGAGGATTTGGCGGTCAGTGCACTGCTCCAATACGCTGACCTGCATCGTGTTTGGCAATTTCGCGCCGAATTCGCCTAAGGTGCGCCGAAGTTGAAAGGAGCAAAGATCATGTTCGCTAAATTGAGAGCGAGTTTCAAATCAAATCCCCGGTTATACTACGCGATGAGCATTGCGGCCACATGGGCCGGTGCTGGTTCATTCATTGTCGGAACACAGATTGCACAGACTGCCGGAATCTTTCCCTGGCTCTTATGGGCGCTGGGGAATACGCTGACCTGCATCGTGTTTGGCCTGCTGGCCCAGAAATTTCCGAA